TGAATCTGTTATCAAAGAATATGTTCGTTATTACAATGAGGAAAGAATACAATTAAAATTAAATGGACTGAGCCCTGTTCAATACAGAATTCAGTCCTTAAAATAGCAGTCCAACTTTTCGGGGTCAGATCATCCTGCGATGGCATTATAGTTTTGCTGAATGTATGCCCAAACAATGAGCCATACATTCGGATCTTTTTCAGGCATTTTCATTCCTCAGCCTCCTTTTGAGGCAATAAAAAACCCCGACCGTTTCCGATCAGGGTTACAAAATCTATATTAAATATTTCAACTTGGCGAACGTTACTTATACAACTCCCACCGTTACATGGAATGATAGGACAGTGACCCAAACTTGTCAATAGCAAACTTTTATATTTTTACGATTTTTAGCGACATTTTTTAGAATAATAAATCCTTTTATAAGCATTTCGTGAATAATAGCGGTTGCTAAATCTAACCGACACTGAACATAACGCTTTACTGTCTTTAAACTCGGTTTTCTTATAGATGGTTTATTCATACAAGGTTTCATAAGTCGAGGTTCAATTTCATCAAAAAGCACAACAGATAATCTATTAACAGACATTTTATCTACATAATGACCATAAACAATAAAGTGCAATTCTTTATCTTGTGTGGTAAAGAATTCATCAATCATTTGGCTAATCATCAATCCCTCGTCATCTGTACAAATTGGGTCTGACGGATCTGCTGGAGTTACGCTATCCATTAATCTACCAATGATATTAACTTGTCTTTTATCTAATCTTCCTGAGCGAATCCAAGCTCCCCATTTACAGAGCCACGCTTTTACCCATTTTTCCTGCTCATTAGTTAGCTGTAAATCACTCAAATACTTCATTACATTAATTCCCTTAATTTAACCACTACCATTCCGCCTTTTACTACACCAACGCTCTTTACTCGATAATCTTTTATGACTCTATTGCTATCCCCCTCAATAATTCCTGATGCTGTAAGTGCGTCAAATAAGGCTTTTTGCAAATTATCTGGATCACGTTCTCGATTGTCTGGGTAATACACATCTATTTACATTTGTACTGTGCCTGCAATAGGATCAAACTGATTACAGATATTCAAAACTTTTTGTCTAAACTCTCTCCCTGCTTTTGAGATATAGTGCCGTCCTTGCCGTGTATGTCGCCAGTAATGATTAACACTTGGTGGATATGGCAAGCAGAGTTCTACCCAATCACTCATAGCTTACCCTCCGTTCTTAATATCGCCTGCGTTCGCAATACCCCTTCTGCGTGAGCTAATCGAGCATCTTCATAAGGCATTTGCCGTGTACGGCGATCGATTTCATCGTGGCAGCTACTGCAACACCACGCCCCAAACAGGTCATCAGGCTTCATACCCACTCCATTTAGCCCAGCCATTCTAAAATGTGCTAACACAACAGTTTCAGGATTATGATTACATATTCCAGGCAATCTCACCTGACATTCACGCCCTTTCGCTTCCTTTCTTAAATTAGCCATTATCATCCCTCAAAATATAATCACACCAACACACACCCAAAACACTAAGCAACTCAACATTGATAAGATAAATCCCCAGTTCATTTCCTCTTCCCCTAAAAAAACGCATATAGTTGGTTAATGATGTTTTGATCGGTTGTATTACCGAAAATATGTTTTAAAGCAGCATTAATTAAAGCGTTGTAACATTGCTCAAATTCATCTTGCTCCATATTGCCGTAACTGAGCGATTTCGCTTCAACTCGAACCCGTCCATCTATCGTATAACTCACATCTTTAAAGCCTGCTAACACGGTTAAATGCTTGCGGAATGTGTCAAATTGTTTTCTTTCATCAAAATACTTCCAATCTGTTTTATCCGCGGCCCAATGTTCAAAACAAAATTTAAAAAAGGAAAAGACTTTACGGTGAAATTGAGGGTTGCGAGTTCGCTTTACCTCAACTTCGTATATATCACCATTTTTAAATTTTTGCAGTGCTGGAAGATATATGTCATCTGCTGCAACAAATGTGCCACCAGCACCTTTAACCATTTCAATAATCATTGGTTATCGCCACTCCAAATTTTTAAACCGTGAAATATGAATGTGGCGGATAGCCTGTCCCATGCTTTTGTGAGCAGGATTGAAAATCGCAAGATGGTTGCCTCGACAAACATCAGTCCATTTATCTGTTTCTGGATTTAAAAACTTGATTCGTCCACCAACGATAAATCGAATCTCAGTTGCTTTTTCTGCAACCAGTGAAAACCATTTAGTACTAATATCAACAGGCAAAAGCATCACTACTAAGCAATCGTGATTTTCGTATAACTCAACCGCCCGTTTTACAAAACTAAGAGGATCGCTAAATGGAGGATTAATCCAAATACGTTCGTTCACTAATGGATATTTCAGAAAATCCAATCTCTGGTGTGATGTAGCGTTCACATTTTGTGTTGTGTGGTAATGCTGCTCCATCAATCGTGAAGTTAAATTCTTCGTGCATTGGATTGAATACAGATAATGGTGTTGGGTATGTGTCTTTATCAAATTCAATCATTTCTCCTTCTCCTAAAACTGCAATTCGGACGGCTAAAAAAACGTGCTACCGCTTGCGGATTGTACGGTTTAACCACGCTCTCTTCCGACAACGTGATCACACGTTTGGGCAAAGGTTCGCCGCTTGCCAATTTTTCCGCCATTTTGTCTAATTTTCGTTGGATCAACTTAAATTCCTGTTCTTTGTTACACGCATTAGATAGCGATTCATAAGCAATGCTCGTCAGTAACCAATATTCAGCATCTGATTGGAAATTAAATTTTTCTTGCTCATACGCACGATAAAATGGTCTGAATTGTTCAAGCCTTGTTTTTAACTCTTCAGCTGTTGGCAAGCCTAAATAGTGATATTTATGTCCCCCTGTACACCAATCAATAAATTCGCCAACGCTAGGGAAATGTGGTCTTTTTGATTTTTCCGCCTGATCAATCCCACGTTTAAATAATTCTGCCGTAGTAACGTGATGATTGATTAATGCCTCAAGCCATAACGTTTTAATTTCTGCAAGCAATAAATCTGGATCTTTGCCGTTACCGTTATCTTGCAAAGCGTATTTCCACGCCGGAAAAATTGCCTTTAGTCGCACAAAGAGACGATCAACAAACTTCCCCATATGGTCTGAAACTTCAACACGTTTCCCTTCAACAGGTGTATTTTTAACGCTTTCTGACTGTTTCAAGGCTAATTCAGTGTTGTTAAATGTTTTCATCGCGTTATCTCCTAATCTCAATCGTGCGACCTTTCCACCACGGCACTTCAGGCCCGTCATTGAATGTTTTTTGCGCTTGTTGATTTTTCAGTTCAAAAAGCCCGGTGTAACAGTTCTGTATTGACTGATTTAAAATGGCTTTTGCAAGCATTGAATCGCCACCACTAAGCCGTTTAATCGTGTTCAAACATAATTCCACCGTGTCTTCAGTTTTGATTTCCGCCCGTTTCGCTTTTCGCATTCGGCAGTAAGCAATCCACACTTCACGATCAACATACTCAGGCAAGTCCACTGTTTCAGGATTGAATTTGGAAACCTGTTTTTTTCTCACGCCCGTATTATTGATAGGATCATTAATAGGTTCATTGATAGTATCTTGATAGGATCGGTGGACATTTTGACTGCCCCGGGTGGACATTTTGACTACCCCGGGTGGACATTTTGACTGCCCCGGGTGGACATTTTGACTACCCGGCAAATTGTCAGGGGCGACATTTTGACTACCCTCGAATGAAAAAATAAGCTGATATAGCGAGGATTTATTGCCTGTACCTTTTCTCAAAGTTTTAACAAATCCTAGCTCCTCTAACTTCTCAATAACACGCTGGATAGTTTTTACGGATAATCCTGCTTGTCTTGCCAAAGTTAGCTGGCTCGGATAACAGCAATCTTTTTCATCGGCATAGTTAGCCATTAAAATAAATACCAGCTTAAGATTTCCTGATAGCGGAACCTCAACCGCTTTTGCCACTGCATTAAAACTCATAGCTCTACCGCCTTATTTAACATTTCTGATAGTTTCACTAATCCCTTAGCTGTAACGAGGACTTGTTCACTAATTTTTAAATTTCCATCCTTGTCTTCATAAGGGTTGGCTTTATGTTCAAGGTATCCAATCTGTAATTTATCTTGATAAGCAATCCATGGTTTAGAACCCACTCTCTTGTAGATCCAGCGATGAGAAAATAAAAACTGAATAAACATCTTAGGTTGCATCTGTAAATGTTTTGCTGCGTTAGTTAAATTCATAGATCCTTGTGCTTTTGTCGCTAAACGATCAAATGCTTCTGCCTTTGGTTTAAGCTCTAACACCTTTTCCGAATAAGTTAATAATGCCGAACGCAGATAAACTGGATCGTTTAACGCAATCATTGGATCCATTGTTTGTGATTTATTCACTACAGCATCAAAAGTACGAATCACTAATAAATGAAATTTTGGGCTAATCCACATTGCATAAGCATAAACAAGTTCCTTGCAAACAAATGTTCCAAGTCCTTGTTTTGTAAGGATAGACGGAATTCCGTCTTTTGAAATTTCACTAATTAATTCCTGTGTTTGTTGATTTGTTAGCCAATAAGTAGGGCGATGACGACTTTCACCACCACTCGCACGATGTAAATCGTTTAGACAATATCGTCCTTGACCGTCTTGTCTAATTTCTGTATTATCAATTTTAATTAATTGGTTCATTTAACCTCCTAAACCACCGCTGCAACGGTGGTTTTTTATTACTCCATCTCATCAATCGCTTTTTTAGCTAAAGTGATTAATGCTTTTCTTTCTTCATCATCGCTATGCTTTTCTCTGACGACTAAACCTAGTTCATCTAAAAAAGCACAAAACTTATCGAGATGATCGGCTTTGAAGCGACAAAGTGTGCTTGGATCCACCCCAATACTTTCTGCGATTTCTTTATCTGTTCTCTCAACAGATTTTCTTCTGATTAAATCCTCAATTCTCATTGCAGATTTGCTTAATTCATTGCGTGCCATTGCAGCTCCTTTTAATTACATTAACTTTGTTGATGCGGAAAAGGACGCAACTCTTCCCCTCGAACTGCATTACCTTTCTTATCAACAAACAAATAAATATTTCTCTGTGCTTGTATTGCTTTACTAATTGCAGCCTGAGTTACATTTAAATCTTTAGCTGTTTTCCCCTGACCGTGCTTACCTGCATATTCAGATAATGAAATTCGTTTCATAAAACCTCGCTAGAGATAAATAAGTCATATATTACCGCAAATAATCTATTTGTAAATACTAGCGGTTGTTTTACTTTTATAACCAACGGTTATAGGATTACTAAAAAAAGAGGTATCTATGTCTATGTCAACTAAGAAAAAAGCACTTACAGAAGAACAAAAAAACGAATGTGCAGAACTGAAAAAAATTTTTGAACAAAAAAAAGCAGAATTAAATTTAAGCCAAGCAGAAGTTGCAGAATATTTCGGTATGAGCCAAAGCGCGATAAATCATTATCTTAATGGCATCAACGCACTAAACGCCTATATCGCAACCAAATTCGCAAAACTATTGAAAGTTACTGTCAGCACATTTAGTGAGAGATTAGCCATTGAGATCGCAGAAATGGCGAAAACCATTGATAAAGAAGAGATTGCATTATTGGCATCCACAAAAAATGAAGGAGAAAAAATTATCATTGATGTGCTAAATGTTGAAGCCAGTGCCGGCAACGGCTCAGTGGGTGATTTAGTCGAAGTGGTAAGCCGCCTATATTACGTGCCGGAACAATATTACACCCTTTTTAGAGGCATTAATCCGGAAGGGTTACGTGTGATCAACATCAAAGGCGACTCAATGGCACCCACTTTCAACTCCGGCGATATGATCTTTGTTGACATCAACACCCAAACCTTTGAAGGCGATGGCGTTTATATCTTCAACTATAAAAACTCGTTATATGTCAAACGCCTACAACGTGCCGGCGAAAAATTTCTGGTGTTATCCGATAACCCAACCTACCGAGAATGGGAAATTAACGATGAAAGCCAGCTCTTTATTCAAGGGAAAGTGATCGTTCACCAAAGCCAAAAGCTGAATTTTATTGGGTAGTTTATTATATTTCCAAATACACATACGTAATTATTAAAGAGGTTACCTATGAAAAACTCCGTATCTAAAACTTATCTTAAAGAAATAAAAATTAAGAAGTTTAGGGGGTTAGATGATATAACAATTCCTATAGCAGAGAGAATCACATTAATTTCAGGTAAAAATGCCACATCAAAGTCAACTATATTAGGAATAATTGCTCATACTTTTAATTTTGAAAAAAATTATGTAACAGATCAAGTTATCAATAATAAGACGATTTGGGGAAGTTCGTTCATTTCTAAATTTAGTGAGCACTTCAAATTGTCTGAAGTTTATGATCCGCCACACTCAATGGATTTAGAGGGAATTGTTTTTGATAAAGAAAGTCAAAAAGATATCTACTTTACGCAAGAAATGGGAGATTATACAAAGCAAGATAGACAGCGAGTTGTTGTAAGATATAAAAATTCAGAAAATGAAAAGCAAGATAGAAAAATAACTCACCCAGTTATTTTTCTTGGTTTAAAAAGACTCTTACCAATTGTAGAAAGGCAGACTAAAAAAATTAGCTTTGATTATTTCGAAGATGATAAAAATAGAGACGAATTTATTAAATTATCAAATCGAATTTTGCTAAAAGTCCATCATCATTCATCATCGAATATTGCATCTACAGAATCTAAACTTCTGAAATCTACCGTTGCACACGGAAAAAATTATGATGAAAACTCTGTTTCTGTAGGTGAAGATAACGTAGGGCAAATAATCATAGCTTTATTATCATTTAAAAAATTAGCAAATGAAATAGGAGCATCATACCAAGGTGGTATATTACTGATAGATGAAATTGAAAATAGTCTTTTTCCTGCAGCTCAACTAGAATTATTAAAAGTATTTAATGAATACGCCAGTACATATAATATTCAGATTATAATGACATCCCACTCACCAATATTAATGAGAAGCGTATTAGAGCTTAATCAAGAGAGAAATAGACTTTTATACTTAACAAATTCTTATGGAAAAATAGAGGTAGTAGATTGGGAATGGGAGCAAATTGAGGCAGATATATCGGGTCATATAATACCTGCAAGTAAAAAAATTACATCTACTAAAAGGATTGACTGTTATGTTGAAGATGAAGAAGCAAAACTATTACTTAATACTCTTTTATATCGGAATAATCTTAAAAAACACCTAAAAATAGACTTTATAAAAGGCTTTGGTTGTAAACACTATTTAACTCTGATAGAGAAAGTCCCACACATTAAAAATAATACACTTATTATTTTAGATGGTGATTTAAGGCCTAACAAAGAGAAATTAGAAAAAATGACAATCAACAAAGTTAAACATCCAAACGCAATAGCTCTACCAACATCATTACCACCAGATCAATTATTATTTCTAATTCTACATAACTTACCAGAAGACTCACCATACTGGAAAAATCAGTCTATGTTTACTAAATCTATTTTTAGCAGTAACGCCCAAGAAGTGTATACTAAATTGTCTATCCCTGCTACACCTATAAATATTAACGAATTTGAGTGTAAAGTCGATCAATACAGAAAGAATCAGATAATAAAAGAAAAACCAGGAAAAAAAGTAAGGGAAATTTTTAAAGACTTATTTAAAAATCCTACTATTAGAAATATTTGTAAATCCAATAACCCATTTAAATATTACTTTGATAAAGATGATGAGGGATTAAAATTAAAACAACAATTTATTAATGAAGTATCAGAAAAATTACTAAATTTAGGGGTAATAAAAAAGTGATGGCCAAACATTAAAAAACTGAATACAATGCCCTTACATTAAGGAGCGAAAAATGAAAAATACCCCATTACGCTACCCTGGAGGTAAAGCTAAATTTGCCCCAGTTATCAAACAAATTATTGAAAAAAATAATCTTAATGGACACTATGTAGAGCCTTATGCTGGTGGTGCTGGTGTCGCTTTAGATTTGCTATTTAATGGTTATTGCACAGATATTCATATCAATGATTTAGACTTGGCCATCTATCATTTTTGGAAATCTATTGTAGAACAAACAGATGATTTTATTCGCTTAATCAATGATACAAATATAACTATTGAAGAATGGCATAAACAAAAAGGCATACTTAAACAAACTGATATATCTCCCTTAGAACATGGTTTTGCGGCTTTCTTTTTAAATAGAACAAATCGCTCAGGTATTCTTAAAGGCGGTGTAATAGGAGGAAAAGAGCAATCTGGCCAATATAAACTAGATTGTCGATTTAATAAGTCTGATTTAATTAAGCGTATTGAGCGAGTTGGTAATATGGCCAAACATATTCATATAACCAATTTTGATGCAGAAACTTGGTTACCTACACTTGATAGTCTTATTCCATCAAACTCTCTAATCTATTTAGACCCACCATATTATGAAAAAGGACAAGGGCTCTATCGAAATTTTTACCAACACAAAGATCATGTAGCAATTCAAAAAAAGTTGGCCAACATAAAAACACCTTGGTTGGTTTCGTATGATAACCATCCAAATATCAAAGAAATCTATAAATCATATCGACAAGGAGAATATACATTGAACTATTCGGCCAATAAAAAAATAAAAGCAACCGAAGTTATTATTTACAGCGATAATCTTATTATATAACCGCCCCTCGGCGGTTTTCTTTTCCCCAAATCTTGCTTATTCCCATTCAAATCGTGCTTAAAGCCATAAACCGCAATCATTTCAATCCGTTAGATAAATCATCTCGCCTTGCTTAACCATTTTCGTGGCACCACGAAATAGTTCGCTTATCTTAATTAACACAAAATAACAAACTGAATATCAATTTATAATTACTTGAAAAAAAAGAAATTTATCAGTTTAAATGGCGTTTAAATAGCATAAAAAATCCACATAACGTGGGAAAAAATTTTCTCAAATTATGTGGATGCGTTTCTCATTTTGCGCGGACGGCTTCATTCAACAACATCAACTTGCTTAAAAATTAAGCAATTAAACTCCTTTCCAAAATTTTTATTTCCTTAAAACTCAAATACTTATAAAAAGTTACCGCAAATAATTTATTTTTATATAACTTGCGGTATTTACAATAAATAAAACCGTAGGTAATATAACCGCATCAAAACGAGATAAACATCTCATTGTTCTTTAACAGATTGGCGTGGCAATGGCTTGTAAGTCACTCACTGCATTAAGTGAGGTAACCCCCGAGCAGAAAACTGTGTCTATTGGCTCTAAGAGAGGTGAGCCTAGAATCAAGGGCAGCACTGCTTACTTGCTTGAGTGGAAAACCACGACTAGAAATAGTTGCTACAACGGTTGGGGAAACAGGCGAACAAGCCCACGAACCGTTATCTAATGCCTACTTAGTTAATGGCATATTATCAGCATAATATGTTGTATTCTGAAAGGCGGTAAGTAGGCATTAGGAAACGCATTTAAGGCAACTATCCTCAATGTGTTTGCACTACCTAGCCTTGAGTGCGTTTCTTATCCATATAACGACATTACCTTTGCCCTCCACCCACGAGGGCTTTTTTTAAAGCCAATTTAACGAGTTGATTTTAAAAAGAAAAGAGAAAGGAGAAACACAATGAACGCTTTGAAATATGATAGTGATGAAGATCTAGCCCTTAACCACGATGATCAAGAATATGACGGCGATGACGATGATTTTGATCCACGAGAATGTGATAGAGCAGCTGAGATATGGGAAAGACAGTTTTTAGATAATTTTTATTACAAAGCCTAGTTGTTCTAGGCTTTTATTTAATGATTTCTTTTTGATATTTGCTAAAAATAAACCACCGAAAGGACGGAGTTAATAAGTAAGAATTAAACATCGGATGAAAAATTTTCACCTGAATAATTCCTTTAGTCACTAAAGGAAATGCTTGATGATGACTTAATTCTAATGGTGCATAATCCTGACTGACTAACTCTTTTACAATACACAATTCTTCTTCCGAGAGCGTTGCATAAACCCTCTCCCAATGGCGAAATGCACGCCATCGCTTAAAATGTTTAAACGCATCAACAAATAACCATTTTCCTAAAAGAAAAATTCCAGATGAAACTACAAATAAAATGCCCCAATAAAGCCAAATTGGCAACATACGTGGCACAAGGTAAGACGCTAAGTTTTCATAAGGAATAAGAAACCACGCTACGCTAAAAATGAAAACAAAAAAGAACATTCTCGTAAATGAAACCTTATCAATGATATGAATGATTATTTTGGATAATGAATCCCACATAGGAAGCTCCTTTTTGGATTGTTAATGGATAGGTATTTGAACACATTTATTCTAACACGAAATTAAGGGGCTTCACTAAGTTGGATTTTATTGACACCGCCCTACTTCGGATTAAAACAACGGTAAATTAATAATTCCAAATCATCTCTTCAATTAGGGCGGTTTTGGATTTCCCGGTGCGTTCGCTTAATTCTGCTAAGCGTGAAATGGTTTCTTCTTTCAGCTTAAAGCCAACCATCCGCACGCCGCGTTTTTTATCTGACCGGTCTTGGATTTCTTTTTTTGTCATTGCCATATTGAGTTCCTGTTGATTTTTAAGTTTTGAGTTGTTATAGTTGGAGTCATTGGGGGACACTCTCACATATCCCCCGCTGAATTAGTGTTTAGTAAGCTGGCAGGCTTACCAACATCAACACTAATAAGATTATGATGATTTGTACGGATTTCATCATTCTTACTCCGAGTTGCCCCTGTTTCCACAAGCTGGGGTTTCTTGTATCAAGCCCCTCACTTGATGAAATCATTATAGTTAAAACTACAACCAAATACAAACTATTTTTATAGTTTTAAATATATTTTTTATTTGACAACCACCGCCCTTTGATTTAGGATATAACCACTTTCAGCAAAATCTGAAAGTCAGTATTGGCGTACTGAATATTCTACAAGGGCAGTGAAAAAGATAGTCGCCCCAAGCGACTTTTTTTATAGCTGAAAACAGCAAATCAACCTTTTTAAGAAATTTCTTAAAAAGTCCAACGGTGGGCTGTTTGAGGGATCGAAAGATCGCCGTTACCTTGTAGGACGGTACGCCAACCTTGAACAGTTCACCACCAACAAATTGGCGTTTGTTTGTGGTGAGTTTTAAAAATTTACTACAAGGATAAACAAATGACTAATTCAAATTTAGTTGCCGTTTTCAACGGTCAAATTGCAAATCAACCTTTACAACTTTGTAATGCTCGTGATCTACATCAATTTCTAGAAGCAAAAACACAGTTTGGAAATTGGATTTCTGACCGAATTTCAGACTACGGCTTCACCCAAAACGAAGACTACATCATCGTAACAGAACGCACTAACGGCAGACCACGCAAGGAATATCACATCACCCTTGATATGGGCAAAGAACTCGCAATGGTCGAACGCAACGAAAAAGGGCGACAAGTTCGCAAATACTTCATCGAGTGCGAACGCAGGGCGAAAGAACTAACAAAACAACAACACCCCCTTGCAGAAGCCGAAGCAGACGAAGAAGCCATCCGCATTATTGCTAACCTATATCACTCACTTAATGGTGCGTATGAAATGGGTGAAAAAATACGCAAGGAATACCTACATCTTGGCAGAGATATAGACAAATTTATCGGAGGGCAGTACCTCTATAACCTCAATATGCCAACCGAAAACGCTTTAACCA